AGCGGGCAGCGTAGCCAACGCCTTGACTGCGGGCACCGGCATTTCGTACAGCGTTGGCACAACCTACAACGGCTCGGTCGCCGTTACAATCAACAACTCCGCACCTGATCAGGTAGTGTCGCTGACCGGCGGCACAGGCATCAGTACGTCCGGTACGTATCCGAGCTTTACCATCACCAATACTGCGCCTGACCAGGTGGTGTCGTTAACCGGCGCTGGCACGACCAGCATCTCGGGCACGTACCCTAACTTCACCATCACGTCGAACGATCAGTACGTCGGTACGGTCACAAGCGTGTCCGGCACCGGTACGGTCAACGGTATTAGCTTGTCGGGTACGGTGACGTCCAGCGGTAGTCTGACACTCGGTGGCACCCTGACTGGGGTGGATCTGACTAGCCAAGTGACCGGCACGCTGCCGATTGCAAACGGCGGTACCGGCCAGACGAGCGCGAGTGCAGCCTTTAACGCCTTGTCGCCGGTCACCAGCACGGGCGATCTGATTATCGGCAACGGGGCAAATAGCTCTACCCGCTTGCCCATTGGCGCCAACAATTACGTGCTGACCTCGAATGGCACGACGGCGGTTTGGGCGGTAGCGACCGGCTCGGGCGCAACGATTACGAACGACACCAGCACGTCAACGAACGTCTATCCGACCTTTGCTGCAGCTACGTCTGGCTCGCTGTCGACCATCTATACCAGCAACGCCAAATATCTGTACAAACCTAGCACAGGTGAATTAACATCAGAGCATTTCATAGCAGGCAACGGCATCTACGTTAACAGTTTGACTATAGATGTCAGCTATACAATTGCTTCGGGTACGTCAGGTATGTCGGCAGGCCCGGTAACGGTCGCCAGCGGCATAACGGTGACGGTGGCAAGCGGCTCACGGTGGGTGGTGTTATGAACGATATTACAACTGTTGGATCGCAAGCTCTGCAAACTTTACTCAGCGTGGAAAATGCCGAGGAAACTTTGCTACAGTTGCCCCAAGTTGACTGCCCTGTCGTTCATCATTTTGGGCCGAACATTTGTATCCGGGAAGTGTTCATGCCTGCGGGCACGCTGGCTATAGGCCATAGACAAAAATTTGAGCATATGAACATCATGCTCCGCGGAAAAGTTATGGTAGTTGACGACGATGGTGTCACTCAAATATTAACCGCTCCGCTAATTTTTGTTGGGAAGCCAGGGCGAAAAATTGGGTATGTTTTAGAAGATATGGTTTGGCAAAACATTTACTCTACTGATTTAAAAGATATTGACGCTGTAGAAAACATGTTCATAGAGAAAAGCGAACATTGGCAAGACGACCGCGCGGCTAAATTTAAGGTGGCTCAAATAGAGCATATGGTTGACCGCGTTGACTATGACGAAATACTGCATACCTTTGGTATTTCGCATGAGCTCGCTCGGCAACAATCCGAAAATGAAGACGATCAAATTTGGTTGGATATTGGTAATGTTCGCGTGACAGATTCGCCAATAGAAGGTAAGGGTTTATTTGCTACGTCGCCGATATCAGCTGGCGAAGTAATTTGCCCTGCTAGAGTAAACGGTATGCGTACACAAGCGGGGCGATATACAAATCACGCTGCCAACCCAAATGCCGTTATGGTGGCAACTGACGCTGGCGATATAAATTTAGTGGCTCTACGTAATATAGCGGGCTGCGTAGGTGGTGATATGGGCGAAGAAATAACTATTGATTACAGGGCAGCCTTGCGATTGGCTGGCGTGGAGTTTAGCGAGCAGGAGGTTTTATGTCAGCCGTAGCAACAGCAATTGTAGGCAGCACATTGGTAGGCGCATACGGCGCAAATAAAGCGTCTAAAGCACAGTTGCAAGGCGCTAGGGAAGGTGCGGCTGCCGAACGGGAAATGTTTGAGCGTCAAGTTGAGTTACAGCGCCCATTTAGAGAGGCGGGGGAACAGGCGCTTAACAAACTTTTACCTATGGCAATGAACTACAAGCCTTTTAGCCTAAAAGATTTTGAGCTTGACCCAGGGTACCAATTTCGAATGCAAGAAGGGCGCCGCGCAGTCGAAAACAGTATGTTAGCTCGGGGTATGGGGCTATCAGGGTCTATGCTTCGCGGGGTTACTCGGTATGGCCAGGGGATAGGGTCGGAAGAATTTATGAACGCCTATAACCGCTTTCAAGCTAACCGCGCTAATGAAATGAACCCGTTGCAAGCTTTAGCGGGCGTGGGGCAAACCTCTGCAAATACTTTAAGTGGCGCGGCAGGGCAGCTAGGCTCAAGTCTAAGTAACTTAGCTGTTGGCGCCGGAAACGCCAGAGCGTCCGCGTATGCTGGTACCGCAAATGCGTTGGCAAGCGGCATAGGTCAAGGGTTGAATTACTACCAAGGCAATCTGGCGGCAAAACAACAGCAGCAAAACTTTAATACCTACATGAACTACCTTAAAGGGGTAGCTTAATATGGCTCAAATTGACCCCAGCATAGCGCTTAGCATCAGACCGGCTCAAATTGAGTCGCCGTTAGTGCACGCCGCGCGGGCAGCCGAGTTGCAGGGCGCGCAGCAAAATCAGTTCATGAACATGCTCAAAATGAAAGAGTATGTTGATGAAACGCGCAATAAAAATGCGATGACAAAATGGCTGGCCACAAAAACGCCTCAAGACCTAAATAGTGAAGAAAACTTGAACCAGCTTGCCACCCAGTTTGGGGCGCAAGGTTTGGCGTTAGCTAAGCAAATTGACGATCGCAGAAAAGCGCAAGGCGAGGCTTTATATCGGGGGGCACAAACAAGCGACCTTGAATCACAAACAGCAAAACGCCGCTACGAGCTGGGCGAAACTCAACGGACAAACGCAATAAAAACAATAGCCGGTTTTCGTAACAGTCAAGAAGCCCTTGACATGCTGTATGAGTCTGAAGCTAACGGAGCTATCCCCGCCACCGCCGCCGCAGAAATTCGCCGCAGGATGCCTGAAAACGAAGAAGATTTTCCGGCGTTTAAGCAAGAGTTAATTGCGACGCTTATGCCCGCAGAAAAACAACTTGAGCATACGCAACCAAAACCAGAAAAACTAGACCTGAGCGGTAAGATTGTACTGGTCGACATGAACCCGAACAGCCCCACGTATAAGCAAGTAATACGTGAAGACGTAAAAACCGCTGCGCCTGCCGCACGTACGGAAAGCCCGTTAGCGCGTCTGCAACGCGAGCGCGCAGAACTTGTTGCCGCTAACCCTACAGACCCCCGCATCGCGCAGTTGGACGACGCTATCGGCAAAGAAACCGGCAAGACTATGACTGCCGAACAGAGGAGCCAAGAGCAGGATCGAAACGAACGTCGTCGAATAGAGCGTGAACGCCTTAACTTAGAGCGTTACAAAGCGTATAGAGGTGAAGGCTCTGGCGGGGGGCCGGGCACTAAGCTGGAAAAAGGCGAGCGTTGGAACGCGGAAGAGCAGCGTATCGAGACGGTGCCAGGCAGCAAGCTGTTCGTCGCGCAATCAGGCGCTCACGGTAAAGATAGGGCGGCATTAGTTGCGGTTGAAACGAAAACTAAATCCGCCGTTGATAAGATAAACGAAATTTTAGACCCTAAAAACAAAGCTGGCTTTGACGCTAACTTTAGTGGCGCGGTACCTTACGGCGCTTATATTACCGGTCGCTTTGCGCCTGACAGCCGTCGCCGTATTGAAAGCCTAAAGTCTGACATGAAGGCCGCAGGGTTAGAATTGATTCGCGCTGGTGGTCAATCGATTGGCCAGATTACGGAGCGCGAATGGCCTATCTTAGAAAATATGATTGCCGGTATTAGTCCCGAAATGACGCCTGAAGCTGCCCGCGCAGAGTTTAAGAAAGTGGCTGCGTACATGGAGCGGTTAAAAGATAACGCCAAGGAAGCATATCAAACTGAATGGGGCGACACGCAATATTTTAAGCCCGTGCAAGGTGGTAAGCCCCCACGCGGCGCTGGCGCTTCAGACCCGCTAGGAATTCGATAATGGCCACGCTTGCTGAAATCCGCACGCAATACCCGCAATATGCTGACATGTCAGACGCAGCGTTGGCGGATGCGCTGCACAAAAAATTTTACTCCGACATACCGCGCGAGGAATTTAACGTCAAGATTGGTTTGTCTGGAGCCCCCGCGCCTGCGCCTGCGCCAGCGCCCGCTCCTGCAGCAGCGTCGAGCGAAGTGCCCGGCCCTCGCCAAGAAAGCGCGGCGTCGTACTATGGCCGCGCAATGGCGGCGCCTTATGCTGGGTTTAAGCGAGGGTTTCAGGACATTACGGATACCGCTGCGCTATTGCTCTCAAAAGGCGTAGATAAGGTAACCGGTACTGACAACGCATCTAAAGCCGTGCAAGCCGAAATTGATCGTCAGAAAGCCGAGTATGAACGGCAATACGGCGAGTTTGGCAGCGCCGATGTAGGTCGTTTTGCCGGCAGCGTAACTGGCACGGCTCCTGTAGGCAGCGTAATAGCCGCACCAATTAAAAAAGGGGTAGAGATGGCGCCTTCATTGGCTCGATATCTAACGCCTTTAGTCACGTCTTTGGAAACGGGTGGGTTTAAAACCGGTTTAGACGCGGGGCTTAAATCTTCCGCTGTTAAGGCTGTTGGTGGCGGCGCTACAGGCGCAGCATCTGCTGCGGCTATAAATCCTGATGACGCGACCGCAGGCGGAACCATTGGTGCGCTGCTGCCTTCCGTTGTCATGCCTGTCGCGGGAAAAGTTTTTGATTACGGTCGCAAACTAGCCGACCTAAAAGGCGCTAACTACCTTGAAGCAGTAGAAGGTAAAGGCCGCGAGATTATTAACTTACTGCGATCGGACGCCGCGCGGATAGTTCCTGGTAGCGCGCCCACCGCAGGTGAAGTAGCTGCGCCAGCAGGCAGCACTGGGTTTTCTGCTATGCAAGCTAACCTAATCAAACGGCCTGAGGTAGCGACTGTATACGCCGAAAATGCCGCGCAAACTAACGCCGCTCGCCTAGCACAAGAAGAGCGAGTTAAATCTTTGCGAAAAGGCGCGTTCAAAAAAGTACTGGATAAAATTGATAGCGCGTTGACTAATGTGAGCCAACGCGAAACCGGTGAAGCATTACTAAAGGCAGCAAAAGCCGAACAAAAACTGGTTAAAACGAGCGTTATCGAGCCGGCGTATAACGCCGCGTATAAAGCTGCGGGCGACTCTAAGATAGACGTGTCTGGCGTAGTAAAAACTGCCGAAAACATTTTAGAACGAAAGCTGTCGGACTTTGCGCCAGAAACAGCGCCAAACACGGTGCGTAAGTTGTTGGCGCTTAAGCCCAAAGGTGAGCCTGAAGCAGCGTTAGGCAAAGGTAAAATTTCATCCAAAATAACTAAGCCGGCGTCAGAAGCCACGGCGCCTGCCGAAGCTACGTTGCAGCAGCTCGACGACATCAGAAAAGCCATTAACGCTGACATACAAGCCGCTAAAACTTCGCAAACGCCATCTTCCGACATGACTCTGCGCAACTTGTACAAGTTGCATGAGGCTATTGACGACGCGATCGGCAAGAGCGGTAATCTGTCGGACGAGGCAAAAACGCTGTACGCCAAAGCGGTGCAGACCTACCGTACCGAATACGTGCCACGTTTTAAGACCGGCATGAACGCCAATCTATTTAAGCAGACTTCGTTAAACGAGCCAAAGATTATGGCCGACGACGTAGTAGGCAAGTATTTTCAGCCTAAAGGCGAGCGCGAAGCCGAACAGTTTATTACGATGTTTGGCAAAGATCCTAACGCGCTCAAAGTAGCCAAGGCCGGCATAGAAGACCTTTACCGTCAAAGAGTGGTAGATGCTGCAACAGGCCGCGTAAACATGACTAAGCATGCCGCGTTTATGAAAGACTACGCGCGGCCAATAGCGCTTATGGATGACGCCGGCATGGGGCTGCGTAAAGGTTTTGACGCCATCGGCGCAGACGCCGCGCGGTTGGCGCGTATTCAAGAGTTGATTGATAAGACAGGCAATAAGCTGCGGCCACCGCTCCCACCAGGCTCTAACGCTATGCTGGTGGAAAAGCGCATTGCTGAGATAACCAAAAATTTATCTCCAGAACAACTGCGCGCAGTTAACGCTGTGCGGAATGATTTGGCTCGCGAGGCAGAATACGTTAGATTGGCTCAGTTGGGCGGCGCGGGCGATCAAGGAACCGCTGTTGCCACTAAAGCCGCCGCCGAAGGGGGGCTGCCGGCGCCTAGTTTGCTTAGCGTGCCGCTCACCATATTTAATAATGCGGTTAAACGCTTAACATTAAAAATGGACGATAAACTTGCGCTAGAAATTGCTCGCGAGTTAACTAGCCCGGCGTTGGCGGCGCAGTCTATAGAAAAGGCGATCAACCGCCGTTTTGGGCAAGAAGTAACGGATGAGATGCTACAACGCGCCGCACCTTTTGTGGCACGAGGGGCAGCTCAAGCGCCTGCAGACCGAAACAATCTTAATCGTAGGTGATAAATGGCATCCCTAACCCCAACACCCAAGCAGCAGTTCTTCGACGCCAACGGGAATCCGTTAGCCGCTGGTAAGGTTTACACCTACGCCGGCGGCACGACGACACCGATTGCGACGTACACGAATCAGGCGGGCAGCAGCACCAACACCAACCCGATTATTCTCGACTCGCGCGGCATGGCCAACATCTGGCTGCAGCCGACTGTTGCGTACAAGTTCTTGATCACCGACGCGAACGACGTCACGCAGTACACCACCGACAACATCTTGGTGCCTGTCGACAACCTGTCGTTCAGCTCGCCGCCACCGATCGGTAACGTGTCGCCTAACACTGGCGCGTTCTCCACCTTGTCGGCTACCGGCAACGTCACCTTCTCCGGCTTTGGCTACGTGCAGATGCCCACGGGGGCAACGACTGACCGGCCTGATGCGCCTGCTGACGGCATGTTCCGCTACAACACCACGCTGAACCTGTTCGAAGGGTTTGTTAATGGCGCCTGGGGTCAGGTCGGCGGCGATGCGGGTGCCACCGGCGGCGGTAACGACGAGGTGTTCATCGAGAACGACCAGACGGTCACGATCAGCTACACCATCCCTTCGACCAAGAATGCCATGACCACTGGCCCGATCACGCTAGGCGGCGGGTTTGTCGGCACCGGCAGTATCGCAGCCACCACGCTAACGATCGACAGCGTCACATCCGGCGCGTTAGGCGTCGGCTCGGTGATTGTAGGCACCAACATTACGGTAGGCACTAAGATTGTGGCGTTGGGCGATGGTACCGGCGGCGAAGGTACCTACGAAGTGGACATTTCGCAGTCGGTGTCGTTGGACGCCATCACAGCGCCAGTCGTCGTTACCGTCTCATCCGGCAGCCGCTGGGTTGTTTTGTAAAGGATAAATCATGGCTTCTTTAGTTCTCGCAGGCGATACGTCCGGTTCGATTACGGTATCTGCTCCTGCTGTAGCGGGTAGTACGACACAGACGTTGGTGAACGTCACAGGTACGTTAGCTCCGGTGGTGTTGGGTACTGCTCAAACTGCACCTTTTACAGACAACACTCGCGCAGAATTTACTGGTATTCCTCCGTGGGTTCGCCGGATTACGGTGATGTTAAGCAACATAAGTACTAACGGAACATCTTTTCACCAAATACAGATTGGATCAGGTTCATTTGCCACTTCAGGCTATACCAGCCAGTTTTGGGGAGGAACAGGCACTAGCAACGTAATAACTACGGGGTTTGGTATTTTTTCGATAACTACTTCTACAAATACGTTTGCCGGGTCTATTATTTTGACAAATATTAGCGGTAATACTTGGGTTTCTAATGGAAATTGTGCTTTTACAAACGTAAATTCTGTAGGCTGGAGTTCTTCTGGCTCATCTGGAACCGCTATTTCTGGAACACTAGACCGTATTCGTGTTCTTACCGTCAACGGTACAGACACCTTTGATACCGGCAGCGTCATCAACATCCTATACGAGTAAGGAACGATCATGGCTGGAACTATCGTAGCAGATACCATTCGAGCAGACAGTACAAGTACGCTGGTGCTAAGAAACGGTGTAGCGAACACGCCACCGACAATTCAAGATAACGCAGGTACGCAAATTGGTACGTTCTGTCGTGCTTGGGTGAACTTTGATGGAACAACCAACGTCGGCGGCTTTTGTACAATTCGTGGGTCGTTTAATGTGACTACCGTTGCGGATAACGGAACAGGTGACTATACGGTGAACTTCACCAATGCGTTGCCGGATGCTAATTATTCAGTAGTGCTTACAGGAAACCAAACAACGGCAGGGAACGCTGTTGGTGGAACATTGATCTATGGCACAGGAACGCCCGCGACTATGCTTACAACTTCTGTTCGGGTTAATTCCGGAAACACATCAACAGGAACGCTGCTTGACCGAGGCGTCATTTCTGTCGCCATCTTCCGCTAAGGACTAACCATGAAACTCATCATCTACCCTAACGACACCGGCGGTATCTGCATTCTGACACCTGCTCCTGAGTGCGGCTTGAGTCTGCAAGAGATTGCTGCTAAAGACGTACCTGCTGGCAAGCCTTGGAAGATCGTAGACGCTGCTGATATTCCGGCTACACGCGAATTCCGTGATGCTTGGACGGCTGACTTTACTGAGGTGACTGAATGATCTCGATAGACTTTGACAAGGCCAAGTTGATTACTAAAGATCGGCTTCGTGCTGAACGCACACCACTCCTGGCTGCTCAAGATGTCGCATTTCAACGTGCGCTAGAGGCTAATGGCGATACAGCAGCGATTGTGGCTGAGAAGCAGCGTCTGCGTGACATTACGTCTCAAGTGGATACTTGCACGACTTTGGATGAACTGAGGGGGCTATCATGTCAGTAATCATTAACGGTAGCGCAGGTGTTACTACGAACAGCGGTGCTGTGTATGACAGCCTGCAACGTGGTACAGCCTTAACAGCAGTCACAAACTTTACGACTTCGGCGGACTTTACCAACATTCCTACGTGGGTACGTCGAATTACGCTTATATTTTCCGATATTAGTTTAAGTGGATCGGATAATGTTCTTGTTCAGATTGGTGATTCTGGAGGCCTAGAAACAACTGGCTATTTAGGCGCTAACGGTTACGCTATATCCGGTGCTGCAACCGTAGCAGGTAATTTTACGACAGGGTGGGGCATTGCCGTAGGCAGCGCATCTGGCGTGTTTTTTGGAACTATGCAGATAGTTAACTTAACAGGCAACACTTGGGTGTCTTCATTTTCAGGTGGGTTTTCAAACGCAGCCGCATTTAGTGGCGGCGGCGGTAATAAAACACTTTCGGCGCAGTTAGACCGCGTTAGCGTAACCCGTACAGGCACAAACACCTTCGACGCTGGCACAATCAACATTATTTTTGAATAAGCGATGGATTCGCAGATTCTTTTCAATATCGCAGTAGCGATCGCCGGGTTCTTCGGCGGGTGGGTGCTGAACAACATCCACCGCTCGATCGACCGGCTGGACACCGACGTGCGTGCCCTGCCGCACACCTACGTTACCCGCGAGGACTACAAAGACGACATGCGCGAAGTGAAGGACATGCTGGGTAAGATTTTCGATCGGCTGGAGCATAAGCAAGACAAATGATCGATCCGGTAACAATCGGTCTGGCGGTTGCGGGCGTCAAGGCGGTTGTTACTGGCGTTAAAGAAGCCGCTGCACTTGCTCGCGAAGCCTTTGACGAAATCAATGGCGCGGTAGAGTCCGGCAAGACGTTGGCCGACTCCATGTCGGGCGTTACTAAGTTCTTCTCTGCCGCAGGCAAATACGAAACCCAGCGCACACAGCTAGAAGAAGCCCGCGCAGCTCAAGAGGCCGCGGTCGCTAAAGGCCACACGGTGCCGGAATACATTTCAGACGCCGAGTACGTCATCGAGATGATGATCATTGATCGCCAGATCAAACAGTACTACGACGACATCAAACATATTTTCATCTACCACTTCCAAGAAGCAGGCATGTGGGATGAGTTCTGGGCGCGTATGGGTAAGCTCAGAGGCGAACGAGAAGCCAAAGCCGAGGCGCTGCGCAAGGCAGAGACAGAAAAGCGCCTGCAGGCCAAAGTCGCCGAGATGAAGCAACGGCGCGCTAGACAAGCGGTCATAGCCCACATAGAGCTGTTAGTCACGGCGGTTATTCTTGCCGTTATCGTGGCGGGCTTCTGCTGGGGTATGTGGTGGATGTTTCAACAAGGAGGTTGACATGCTAGATGCTCTATTAAATATCGGCGGTAAGCTGATCGACAAACTAATCCCCGACCCGGAACAGAAGGCCAAGGCGCAGCTGGAACTCGCCAAGATGGCGCAAGACGGCGAGCTGGCCAAGATGGCCAACGAAACCGACTTGTACAAGACTGAGCAGAACAATCTGACCGAGCGCCTAAAGGCCGACATGGGCAGCGATAGCTGGCTGTCGAAGAACATCCGCCCGCTAACGCTGGTGTACATTCTGGTGGCGTACATGGCGCTGGCAATCCTTGACGCCGCAGCGTTGGATATCGCGGACTCGTTCGTAGAGCTGCTAGGGCAGTGGGGTATGTTGGTTATGTCCTTCTACTTCGGCGGCAGAACGCTTGAGAAAATTATTGATATGCGAGCAAAGAAATGATCGACAATTTCCGCGAGGCTTTGCAGGCCGTTTTGTTGCACGAAGGCGGGTTCGTTAACCATCCAAAAGACCCAGGCGGCATGACCAACTTGGGCGTCACCAAAAAGGTATGGGAAGAATGGGTCGGTCATCCTGTTGGCGAAAGCGAGATGCGGGCGTTGACGCCAGAAACGGTGGCGCCGATGTACCGGAGAAAGTACTGGGACGCAGTCAAGGGCGACGAGCTGCCGTCGGGGCTGGATTACCTGATGTTCGACTTTGCGATCAACGCGGGGCCGGGACGGGCGATCCGCACCATGCAGAAGGCGATCGGAACAAATCCTGACGGCGTCATCGGCCCGAAGACAATGCAGGCGTTAAAGGACGCAGACCCAACGGATTTGATCGCCAAGTTTAGCGTAGAAAAAGAACTGTTCTACAAGGCGCTCCCGACGTTCGCCACCTTCGGCAAGGGGTGGCTACGTCGAGTAGACGAGGCTAAGTCACATGCGGTAACGATGCTCGCGTAACTGCTGGCAGATGACGCGGTCGCGTGTGGTCTGCCACACGGTCATGTCCTTCGCTGTGCATTCAGTCGGGGTCGGCCCCTTGGGCTCGGGCAAACCGATGGCAAGAAAAGTAAACGTGGCCACCGCGATGGCCGCGTAGTACACCACCACAAGGTCTTTCATATCCGTAGCAGCCTCCCAAGCAGTTTGGTGATCGGCGACGCCTCATACGGCTCAATGCCTAGCATCACGTCCTGCACGAACCGCTCCTCGGGCGTCGCAGGCTTCTGATAGAACTGCGGCGTGTAATGCGAACCGATCTTAGGGGGTTCTTCTTTGATAAAGTAACCATCACGAAGCATCTTTCTTCCTCCTATCTTCATTTGCACGGCGTGCGTTAACTGCTTTCTTTTTTATTAACGCTGCCTCTTCCTTAGTATAAACAGGTTCTGCGCCGTTGGCCGTTGCTTTCAGCCACACCTCGGCGGTGTAGGCGCCTGCCCCGCACGCCTTGCACTTACGCTGGCGTCGCAGGCCACCGGCCATCTTGATGACGTTGACGACGTAGGTACGTTCACTGCACTGCATACATTTCATGGTCGTACCGCCTTGGCCATGATCTCGATCCGCTCCCGTGCGTCACGCAGGGCGCAGTACCGCTGGTGCAGGCGCTGCAGGATAGAGCTGCGGCGCTCGTTCATGGATTCGTGTGTCAGCATCGCGAACACCTCCTCCTCGGTCATAGTGGGCAGTTGGTCATTTAGACTGCGCCAGCTTAGCTTTTTCATGTTCTACCTTTGATTCAATTTCAGCTACTTTGGTCATCGCACGCTGGAAGGCGTTGGCGATCTGGTTGTATTCCTTCATGCGCTGACGTTCTTCTGTCTGCGCGGCTTTCAGTTTGGCTTTCCAGTAATCAATTCTTTTCACGTTGTTCGGCCTCCAGTTCGCGCAGGTCGTTGGCGACATCCGACACGCCATGCCAGTCGGATCTAGCGATCATGACGTGCAGATAGTCGATCAGAATCTCGCGCTGTGTTTCGTATTTGGTAAAGTCAGTCATCGTATTGGCTCCATTGTAGGTTGTACTGCGATTGAAATTGAACGTCTAAACTGCGTTAGCGGCATGATGCGCTGGCTGCCGTCGGCCATTTCGATGTGCGCAAACCCTTGCGCGGACGACCAGCAGCCATAGTAGGCACGCTGGCGACCGTCGATGTCGAACATCAAGAAGCGGCCCCGGCAGGCGTCAACGCGGTCTTGCGTTAGCACGGTCTGCACGCTGATGTCGTTGGTGTAGGTCAGGTACCCAGGCTCGGCGGCAACGGGTGCGGCCAACAGTAGTAAGAGTAGGTGTCTCATGTGTTCTTCTCCTTCAGCTTGGCTTCGATGGCGCAGGCAAAGTCCCCCCAATTTGGGTTTGCCAAATGTAGCTCTTGTATTTCGTAAGCCGTCAGCCCCTGCCATTCGCGCTGTGGTGGGGCGGTGTAGAGTGGGTGCCATCTGTTTTCTTTCGCCCACTTTTTATACACGGTCACGCTACCGTATGCTCCGGGTTCATGCCACGCCACCGGCTCCGGTTCAGGCTGCGCCACCGGCTCCGGTTCAGGCTGCGCGAGTCGGGCGCGGAGGGTTTTGATTGCAGCGTCATACAAGTCGCTTCCTTCTGGCTGCTTGATCTTTTCTCTGCTAGTCACAAACACTCTTGCGTGTTGCATCGCATCCAGCACCTGCTGCGCTTCCTCGCGGGTTAGTGTGATGGTCATTGTTGCCTCACAGATCAGGGTCAATCCAAAACCCAGCGCCAAAGATCAGCGGGATGGGGTCATAGTCTTCGCCTTCGGCCTCTTGAATTTCTTTTTGCAAGTTGGTGCATTTCTCATGCAAATCCATCACTAAGGCGTAGACTTTTTGGCCTTCTTCTTGGTATTGGTTGTGCAATTTCTTTAACTCGTTAATTTCTTTTGGTGTCATTGTGGTTTCTCCTCATCTCCAAAATCCATATCAGCAGAATGCGGCACATCGTCATGCACGATCACGCCATTTTCTTCAGGCAGAAACCTGCCGCAAACAACGCAGTAATAACCTTCCTCGCGTGTTAGTGTGATCATTTCAGTGCCTCCAATGCGATGTCTGAGATGGCTCGTTTGTCGTGCAGGGCGGCCCAGATTTTCTCGTCGACCGTTCTCTGTGCCATAAGGATATACACCCATACCTCTCGCAGTTGCCCGGAACGATGCAGACGTCCGACGGTCTGCTCGTACAGCTCAAGGCTCCACGGTAGGGATATAAAAGCAATGCAGCTGCCTCCGTGCTGCAGGTTGAGTCCGTGTCCCGCGCTTTTCGGGTGAATGGCCATAAGCTCGACCAGCCCATTATTCCAACGCGCCACCGCGTCCACATCATCCAGCGTCTGAACCTGCGGATAGCGACGCTTAATCTCTGCAAGCTCCTCCTGAAACTGGTAGACCAATAAGGTATTCGCACGCTGGTTCTCCTGTAGTAGTTCATCCAACCGATCAAACTTGTGACTGCTAAACCACACCGCCGTCTTGCTCGAGGTAAACTGACCCGGCACGGCAGACGCGGTGCGCTGGCTGTCGTACGCAAAGCCAGACGCCATCTGTTGCAACTTTGATGTAACAGCCGCGGCGTTCGCCGCCAGTATCTCGGCGCTCGGAAACTGCACCACGAAGTCTTTCTTCATCTTCTCGTACGGCGCGCGGTCGTCTAGTTCACACCGCAGCTCGACGACGTGACACGGCGGCAGCTTGTCCTTGTAGACACCTGGCTCCAGCAGGTACGTCGCAGGCTTGATGCGCTCCATGACCTGCTGCAGCGCGCCTGGGCGCGGCGTCCACTCGCCGAAGTCTCGGTTCATGCAGACGAAGTATTGCTGCAAGAAGGCGCCCTTGGCACGGCCTAAAAGTTTCTCGTCGACGATCTTGCACTGACCGAACACGTCTTCAAGGCCGTTGCTGGTGAACGATCCGGTCAGACCCCAGCGAATCTTGAACTGGTCGATGACCTTGTGCAGCGCCTTGAAGCGCGTGCCGGAGGGGTTCTTAAGTTTGGTCAGCTCGTCGAACACGATGGCGTCGAAGTCGGACAGGTTCTGTTCAGCCAACCACTGAATGTTGTCGTAGTTGATGATGACGATCTCGCTGGTCGAGCGCAGTGCTGCTGCGCGATCCTTTGGGCTGCCGACCGCCACGCGGTAAGTCAATCCCGGCGACCACTTCGGCACCTCAATCGGCCAGACGTCCGTACACACGCGCTTGGGCGCCAGCACAAGGAAGCGACTGGCGTGCCCGTCGTTGACCATCGCCTGCATGGCGGTCAGCGTGATCGCGGTCTTGCCTGCGCCCACGGGCGCTAAGATCATCGCCCGATCGCGCTCGTACAGGAAGTCAGCCGCTTCGTCCTGGTAAGGTCTAAGCTGCATCGTTGCCTCTGGCGCGGATAAGTTCTTGGCAATGATTTTTAATGCCGTAGGCAAATTTTGCAGAATCAGGACTGTCATACATAGACGCAGACCCGACTGCGTCATTACACGCTTCTGCACACGCCTCGCGTTCGGCTGCTGCGACTAAAGCGGCAAAGTGTTCAAGATGTTCTTCCGACATTCCTATCTTTACCCCGGCCACCCCAGCCGGGTAAGTAACGCCAGCAACTTCCCGCGCCATGCGCAGAATGTCATCTCTGTTTAATCCATTCATCAACCATCTCCCTCGACCATAAACAGGCGTAGTTTTGTTTTAGCAACAGTACGTCGTTGCGAAATATTTTTTGTAGCTCTGACAACCGTCCGGCTTTGGTTTTCAATTCGACAAACCATGTGCTGCCATCAGGCAGACAAGCAATGCGGTCACTCACGCCGCGTTGCGTTGGCGACTTGAACTTGTACGTTCTGCCGCCAGCACGCTCGACCGTCCAGACAAAGTATTTCTCGATTTCTTTTTCTAACATGGCGCAAATATAAAGGCTAAAAAAGTATTTGACAAGGATTATTTTAGGGGCTACAGTCGAGGCTCAATCACTACACGGGAGTACAGTCAAATGAATGTAGAAGACATTTTTGATGCAGACGGCACAGCCCTGCAAGCAGCATTAGACCTAATCGAGGTCATCATCAAAACCGATCCCGGCGTTTACGACGAAACGGCTGCGCCGGTACTGCTGTTGTTGCGTCAACGCCTGTCTAGTTCATGGCGTAACGAGCCAGTGGGGGTGAAATAATGAGTCACTCTAATATCGTCGGCGGTTCCACCGCCAAGCGCGTCATCAACTGCCCGGCGTCGGTCGCCTTGTGCGCCAAGATGCCGCCCAAACCCTCTAACGAACACGCCGACCGCGGCACGCTGCTGCACAATGTGATCGCCGAGTTGCTGGAGTTCGACAAGAAGCCCGAGCAGTGCATCGGTGCCGCATACAAGGATCAGGTACTCACACAGGAGCTAATCGATGAGAAAATTATTCCCGCTCTCGCGGCCCTCGATGAAATTGATCCGGACAAGCGAATGGAGTACATGGTTGAGACTCGCGTTGGCTTTGGTGATTTTCTACCTGATGTTTTCGGCAGCACTGATTTGCTTGGCCGCCGTGATAACCGTGCATTCGTTATCGATTGGAAGTTCGGTGACGGGGTAGTCGTTGACGCCGTTGAGAATCCGCAGTTGCTGTTCTACGCAGCCGCTGCCATGCGCACCGAAGCCGCCAAGTGGGTGTTCGAAGGCGCTGACGAGATCGAGTGCATCATCGTGCAGCCGCCGATGATCCGTCGTTGGGTGACGACGTTCGAGCGTGTGCGTGAGTTCGAGCAAGAGCTGCGCTACGCGGTTAACCTGTCCTCCTGGCCAGAGCCACCGATGCAGACGGGTGATCACTGCCGCTGGTGTACGGCCAAGCCGATCTGTCCGCAGATGACTGGCGCTGTTGAACGTGCGTTGAAGTTGCAACTGGTGAACCTGCCTGCTGAGCAGATCAGTCAGCAGCTACAGCAGGCGGACGCGATCGAGGACTATCTGCGTGACCTGCGTGCGTTAGCGTTTCAGATGCTTGAAAACGGACACCCGGTGCCAGGTTACAAACTGGTCGCCAAACGTGCGACGCGTCAGTGGGTGAGTGACGCAAAGATCGAAGCATGGGTTGACGCGAACAATATCAAGGACGCGTACGAGCCAGTAAAAATAAAGTCGCCTGCACAGCTCGAGAAGACGCTGAAAAAGGCTAAAATCGAATTTCCCGCTGAGATGGTGGTTGCTATCTCATCGGGCGATACGTTGGCACCGGACTCTGATCCGAGGCCAGCGGTGTTGCAAATCGGGAAGCAGTTAACTGCAGCCCTCTCTAAACTTCAATAAGGAGTACAGTCATGTCCAATATCGTAACCTTCAAAGGCGCTAACCTGCCTGCAGTATCTACCCTCTCTACCGCGCTGCGTGCGCTTGAGACTGAAGTCGGCCCAGCAGGGTCGGTCATCCTGAAAATGGACAAGACCGGCCATTGGGTGTTTGGTGCAGACCAAACCGAAGTCGAAGCTGAGTCGACTTGGGCGATCAATCCGTTTTCTTTCGTGCATGGTTACATCGCATGGGGTGACGGTGAGGTCTTGGGTGAGAAGATGGCGCCGGTCACCGATCCGCTACCTGAAATTGACGTCGCTCCCGGCGGCGCTAAGAATGGATGGCAAAAGCAGGTCGGCATGTCGCTGAAGTGCGTCTCTGGCGAAGACCAAGGGGTGGAAGCACGCTACACCGTCACGTCAGTCGGCGGCAAGAGTGCGGTCAATACGCTTGCCGTGGCTATTGCGCAGCAAGTTGAGAAAGACCAAAGCAAGCCGGTGCCGATCGTGCGTCTGAAGAAAGACCACTATCAGCACAAGTCGTACGGTCGCATCTTCACGCCAGTCTTTGAGATTGTCGAGTGGGTCGGCATGGACGGCGAGCGCGACGAAGCGCCTGCAGAAGAAGCAGCGCCTGCTGCCGAGGCTGCACCAGCACGTCGTCGTCGCGGTTAAGTAACACGGGCCCAAAGCGGATGCCGGAAGCTGGAACGCACCACCAGCATGAGAAAGCCGGACGCAGCGAGTAGGCCCACCCTTTCTATGGCTCTGGTCATTTTGATGTCAGGTACCCTTGGTCGGATCTGCCTGACAGCGGTCGAATGACCGGAGCCACCCCTACACTATGAAAAATCTAAACGTACAGTGGAAGCCCATAGCCGGGTATGAAGGCCGGTATGAGGTATCAACCGAAGGCCATGTTTGGTCTAGGACGACGCACGATTACCTTAAGCCAAACAGAATGACGCACGGGTATTTGTGCGTGCATTTGTATAAAGGCGGTAAACGCACGCGCAAAGTTTGCACAATTCATCAATTGGTGGCCAAGGCATTTTTGCGTAACCCAAAAGGTTATACCGAAGTCAACCATAAAAATTTTATCCGAACAGACAACCGCGTTGAAAACTTAGAGTGGGTTAGCCGCAAAGAAAACGTACAGCACGCGTTAGCTGCGGGGCGAAGAGTAAAGCCAGAGAAAAAAGTAAAAGGCATATCAATAGCCACAGGCTTAGTCTATTCATTCAATAGTTTGATAGAAGCTGAGATAGCCATGCGCGGCAAACAAACAGGCGGCATAAGCCACGCATTAGCCAAAAATCGCCCCGCCTACGGTTGCGTATGGTGGCTGGCGTGACAATACTTTGGGGTGATTTCGAAACGAGAAGCCGGTGCGACCTTCCGTCGCGCGGCGGGTACAACTACAGCTTAGACGCAAGCACAACCATTCTGTGCTTTTCCTATGCTATTGGAGACGACGATGTACAGACATGGACGCCAGATCAACCATTCCCTGAGTCAGTATCAGAACACATTCGCGCTGGTAAACAACTGCGGTTTCATAACGCCGGTTTTGATCGTCAGATCTTTTGGAACATCTTATGCCAAGATTTTGGCGTACCCCGGCCTGCGCTTGAGCAGTTCTACTGCACCGCTACTCAAGCGCGTGCTAACTGCCTACCGGGCAGCCTTGAAGACGTCGGACGCGCCATTAGCAGTGTTATGCGAAAAGATCATCGAGGATCGCAACTTATTAGACTTCTATCAGTACCTCGCGCTGACGGCACCTTCAATAATGACCCGGCCTTGATGGCGGAGATGATCGCGTACTGCGAGCAGGACGTCCGTGCCATGCGCGCCATCAGTAAGGCCATGCGCGACCTATCAGACGACGAGCTGCTCGATTACCACGTCAATGAGCGCATTAACGATCGTGGCGTGTTGCTTGACCTGCCGCTTTCGCAAGCCGCGATCAGCTACGCGTCGCAGGAAACCGACGACATCGAGCGGATTGTCGCCGAAGTGACTGAGGGTGAGATCAAGTCCGTGCGCAGTCCGCGCATGCGTGAGTGGGTGCTGGAGCGCGTCGGGCCGCAGGCGAAAGAGATGATGGTGGTCTACAAAGACGGCGAAAAGAAGTACAGTATCGATAAGGCCGTTCGCGCTAACTTGCTTAACTTTGCAGAGGAAAACCCCGATGAGATTCCGGCCAATGTTGCGGACGTCATTCAATGTGCGGACGACCTCTGGGCGTCTTCGGTCGCAAAGTTCAGCCGCCTTGCAGCTCTCGCGGATGTTGAAGACCATCGCGTACGGGGCGCATTCGTTTTCGCTGGTGGATCAGCCACTGGCCGCGCCAGCTCCTACGGCGCCCAGGTTCACAACTTCACTCGTAAGTGCGCCAAAGAACCCGACGCAGTACGCCACGCTATGGTGCGAGGCCACAGCGTCACCCCAAGATTTGGAAAACGCATTACAGATGTTCTCCGGGGAATGCTCCGGCCCGCATTGATCCCTGCGCCCGGACACTCCTTCGTTGTCGCCGACTGGTCAGCCATCGAGGCACGCGTCACGCCGTGGGCGTCCGCTGACCCGCAGGCCGAGTCGGTGCTGGACGTCTTCCGACAGGGGCGCGACATTTATAAGCGCGAAGCCGCAGGCATCTACCGTATGCCCGAGGAGGACATCGGCGACGAGTCCGAGGAGCGCCAGATCGGCAAGGTCGCGATTCTCTCGCTCGGCTTCGGTGGCTCGGTCGGCGCGTTCTCGGCGATGGGCCGCAATTACGGCATCGTGCTGCCCGAGTCCGACTCCCGCCGGATCGTTGACGCATGGCGTCGCGCTAATCCGTGGGCGGTGCGCTACTGGAGCAAGCTCGAAGAGGCGTACACGCGTGCGCTACGCAACCCAGGGCGCGAGTTCCCGGTCGGTCGCATCACCTACATGTATGACGGTCAGCACCTGTGGTACGCGTTGCCGTCAGGGCGCATCCTATGCTATCCATTTGCTAAGTTCGAGGGTGACGAGATCACCTACGTCAAGGCGGCATGGAAGCCTGCAGCGGATGCGAAGGAATGGCCGAGAGCGCGCTTGTGGAGGGGACTCGCCTGTGAGAACATAACGCAGGCAATCGCGCACGACTTGCTGCGGCATTCTTTACGCCAACTTCCCGAAACAGTCCTACACGTTCATGATGAGATCGTTCTCGAGGCCGCTGACCCTGAAGCATCCAAGCAGCGGTTAGTCGAGGTCATGTGTACGGCGCCTGCATGGGCGCAAGGGTTGCCCCTGAAGGCAGGCGTTAAAGTAATGGAGCGGTACGGAAAATAAAAAAGCCGCCTGGCAGGGCGGCTCAACCAAATGGAGGGGTCACTTGGAATTTCTTGATTATTACACAAAACTCGCGCCTGAAGGCGAGACGGCGCTGATTGTGCGCCAAAAGCCACAACTGAAAGACGGTGAGCTGCAGTTCCATGCCGATGGTGCGATCAAATGCACATGGCCTGCTGCGCTACCCGACGCGCGCAAGATCAAGCCCGATCAGGCATGGTACGGCAACACGGCGTCGTTTATCGTCGAGCGGTTCGTCGATGGTAAGCCGGGCGCGTCTGCCGCGAATTGCGAGTACGTCCTAGTCATGGTGTTAGACGACGTAGGCGACCCGATCAAGGCGCCGAAGACGCCGCAGCTGCCGCCGACATGGATCATCGAGACGTCCGCTGGATCGTTCCAGTGGGGCTATGCGTTTAGCCTAGACGATCAGCCAACGAAGGCCGAGTACGCTGCAGCCATCAAAGCGATCGCTGACGCAGGCTACACCGACCCCGGCGCCTGCAATGCCGTGCGCAACTTCCGTCTGCCGGGGTCGATCAATCTAAAGCCCGGGCGCGACCGGTTCGCTGCACAGCTGGTCGAGTTTCATCCCGAGCGCGAGTACACCCTCGAGGCTATTTGCGACGCGCTTGGCGTGACACCTGCGCCTGCCGAGTCGCTCGGCGTGCGCCCGATCCGCTTGTCGGATGATGGGGCCGATGACGTGATGGCGTGGCTCTCGGGGCAGGGGGTGTTGCTGTCGCTACCGAATCCTGCAGGGTGGGCAGGCGTCATCTGCCCGAACAGTGCCGAGCATACCGATGGCAACCCGGAAGGGCGCTACAGCCCTGCTACGCGCTCGTACTGCTGCCTGCACTCGCACTGCATCGACTTAGACTCGAACGTGTTCCTCGATTGGGTGGCGGCCAATGGCGGCCCCAAGCACGCGCCTGGACTGCGTGACGAGCTGCTGGCGCAGACGATGAGCCATACCCTGTCGCAGTTGACCCCGACCGAAGCATTTCCCGATACCGCGGCTGAGATAATCGCCGATGTTGAGAAAAAACAGCGCGACCGAGTCGAGAAGGCCGACTGGTATACCCGCTACGCCTATATCGAGTCCGAAGACGCTTATTTCGACCTGCACGACCGCCGCGAGATCGCGCGCGGTACCTTCAATGCGCTCTATCGGCATGTGACCTGTTTCTCGATTCATCCGAGTAAGACCAAGCGCCGCATTGAGGCGTCCGTCTGTTTCGATGAGAACCGCCAGAAGCTGGGCGCCTTGACGTTGGCCGGTATCACCTACGCGGCAGGCGAGAGCGTCCAAGTGGCGCGTGAGGGGCAGGTGTACGGTAATCGCTGGATTGATCACCGGCCGGTGGCAACCACCGGTAACCCGCGCGTCTGGCTCGAGCATGTCGAGCGGATGATTCCGGACGTGTCCGAGCGCGAGCATGTGCTAAACGTGATGGCCTACAAGCTGCAGAACCCGAACAAAAAGATTAATCACGCGGTGCTGCATATCGGTAACCCAGGCTCGGGTAAGGATACCCTCTGGCAACCGCTGCTATGGGGCATTGGTGGCGAGTCGCTCGCGAACGTGTCGATTGTGCGCAACGAAGAGATTATGTCGCAGTGGGGTTATGCGCTCGAGTCCGAGGTGATGGTCTTCGAAGAGCTGCGCCAAGCGGAAGCAAAAGATAGACGCGCGCTCGAGAACCATCTAAAGCCCATTATTGCAGCGCCGCCCGAGTTCCTGCAGGTGAACCGCAAGGGTCTGCACCCGTACCAAGCGCTGAACCGCATTTTCGTTTTAGCGTTCTCGAATGAGCGCGTGCCGCTTAGCCTGCCATCGGATGATCGGCGATGGTTTGTGACCTACTCAGACGCGCCGAGAATGGCCGAGCGTGACGCGCAGGCGATATGGGACTGGTATCAGGCGGGCGGGCTTGCCACGGCCGCAGGATGGCTCTATCAGCGTGACGTGTCACGATTCAACCCAGGCGCTGCGCCGCCGTTGACCGAAGCGAAAATGATTATGGTCGAGCAAGGGCGCTCTACCGCTGAATCGTACCTAGTCGATATGATGCGCGCGCGCTTGGGTGAGTTCTCGACAGGGGTGGTGGCGAGCCCGTTCTACGCGCTTTGTGAGCGTATTGTGCATGGCGCGCCGTCTGGCGTGAAGATACCGCAAGCGGCGCTCTTACATGCGCTTAAAGAGGCGGGCTGGGTCGACATGGGGCGCTTAAAGTCGCGCGAGTATGACGCGAAAAAGCACGTATTCTGCGCGCCTGAGCTCGCCGACACGCCGAAGTCAGAGCTCAGACGCATGGTCGAACAGGTACCGGTTCCGGCCGCCGTTCGGCTTGTCAAGTAAAGAAAAACCCGCCGAAAGGCGGGTCAAAGGGTGAAACGCGCTTGGAGAGTGGCGCGCTATAAACCTAGCACGATTGCAAGTGCGGCCGCAAGCAATAATCCTAAGAGCGCGAACATTAGCCGCCCCCCGATAGATAATCGGCCGCTTCACCTTCTAGGCGCTTGATTGTCGATTCCTTCAAATAGCACGCGATATCGGCCGGACTGTCGCCTACGTGGGCGTATACTAGCCAAGCGGTGGCATTGACGCCTATAGAGGCGTCAGCGGCCTCATAATCGACCCATACGCGAAACATAACATCATCAAGCAATATCTCGACGCGCTCCAGGTAGTGCGGATAATCGCGGTTTTTAGCGGCCACGGCGGCCGCATCTTCGCGCGCTGAATTCTCGGCCGCGCCTTGTAATTGTTCAATATGATCAATTACCGTCGCCAATTCGCCGGCCTGAAATTCGCCGCCGCCTATAACTACCGTTTCGCGATTACGCACTGCATGTTTCATATTGGCAATAAACGTATTCATTAAAAAACCTCGCATAGTGGGATTGTCGGGTCATACTGCGCGGCCGTTTCAGCGCTGGCGCCAGCGTACTGAACCGGCTGCAGAAAATTGAGCGAGTCGAACCGGCGAATGTATTCGGCCGTCGATACCGACTCAGTCCAGAATGGAAACTTGCGGATATCTTTCGGTTTTTTCGGCCGATAGGGTTTGCGCGCAAGCTTGGCTAATTCGATCGGGTCGCGGTCAAATTTCACTTTATAGGTTGTTTTGTCAATGACTATAGTTTGCATAGTGTTAACCCTCCATTAGTATTTTTTTGAGATACGGGATTGCATAGCCGGTCAAATTCGACAGTTCTTTGAGTGTCATATTGAGATTTTGCTCATATATCCGCCGGATATCTTCGTGTGTGAGCCCGTTGATTGAGCGCTTTAGTGTGTATGCCATTGTTTACCCTCCATTAGTTTAGATTGTGCAACACCCGCAACAAGGCGCATCAATGCAGCGGCCGCGCGCGTTGCGGTAATAGTCACGCGGCCCATGTTCGCCGATCAGCGTGACCGTATCGATTCGGGCCGCGCGGCGCTCCAATAGCACCGAGCGGCCGCGTTGCCATTGAATGATGTCGCCTGGTAGGATCCGCGCGCCGGTGGCCGCGCAGAATCCGTCGTATTTTGCTGTGATCGTTTTCATATTAGGCCGCCTTTTGCATGAAAAATACTTTTTCCGCCTTTTTGGCGCCGGATCCGTGGGCCAAGAATCCGACGATCGTCGGCCGATCCGAGCGCGCGCACAATTGACAATCCGCGCACGAAACATCGTCACGCAATTGCGCGGGGCAAGTGACGACCAAGCGGCCGGCCGGCGTGCGGTTTTTAGCGCCGGCGTCAATCGGCAGAATTGTGACGACGGGACCGGCGCCGGTATCGGCGAGCGCGTCGGCGTGCGTTAAATCATTGGCCGATAGATTGATCGTAAAGCCGGCCGCATTGGCCGCTTTAATCTGCGCGAGATTGTCGGCCGTCGCCGGCTTGTGAGTGTAAGTAAAGCCACGGCGGCCGGCATTGGCCGCCACTAGCATTTCGAGCGCGGCCGGATTAATCGAATTGTCAAGGCCTGGTAAATCGCCGGCCTGATTGTGGCGCCACAATTGGCCGGCCGGTAGCGCAGCTATAGCGTCGCAGAAGCTTTGCCAATCTAAGCCGCGCTCGCCGGCCGTCACCGCGCGCCAGTGGAGCGCGAGCGGGCCGCCGTCGGCATAACACCCGCCGCTTTTGAGCGGGCACGCGCTCGGGCACGATAGGGCCGACGTTGTCGAAACAGGTATCGGGCCGGTTTTTACGTTATTTGATTTCAGCGTCAAGTGTACGGTTTTCATGGTCGGATCACTTTCAAAAAAGTTTTTAAAATGACATTAGAACGAAAAGAAAAGCCCACAGGTACAGAAAAGCGATAAGACCTAATAACATTTCGAAAATTGTTTGTTTCATTTGCGTGCCCCTTTCAATTCGCGATATAACGCTTGCGCTTCTGAGTCTAAATTGTCGACGTATGCATCGAAGCGGCCAAGTAGCTCGGCGCCGTCGACGTCATCGGCGAGGACATTGAATAGTTCCCATAAATCTGCGCCGGCTTTACTTACCTTGCTTGCTGCATAAATTCGGTCGGCTAAGTGTGTCATTTGCGCCCCTTTGCTCAAAAATTAGTCAATTATTTTGCAGCACAATCATTTACAACGCCTACAAAATATCACGAATTCAGAAAATGTACAAGAATGTTTTGCACTAATTTTCGCTGCTATTTGTGGACTACGTGGGTCAAAGTGTGGACTATGAAAATCGGCGCGATTGTCCACGCCACATTCGAGGGACAGTGCGGCTTTTGGCTATTTGTGGACAATGTGGACAATAAAATCTATCAAACCTTAGGAAGTTAAAATAGTTATCATACTGCTAATGGATTGTACGGTCACGTGTGCGCACACGCGCACGCCACCAATTTTTTTTGCCTCTGTAGATTGTCCACATTGTCCACATAGCTTTTTGGCAACATTTTGTCCGGCAAAAAGTTATCCACAGATTCGATTCTTTTTTGTTAACACTTTTACGTCCGCGCGGCCACCGGTTTGTGTGGACAATTTGCATGGTCCACATGTGCAAACATCGGTTAGTTAGTGCTTACTAACCTGGGCAAGTTAGTTAGTGCTTACTAACCTGGCAAAAGTTAGTGAGTGCTTACTAACTTATCCGGCTGACAACAAAAAGAGTGAGTGCTTACTAACCTGGGGGGGTGGGGGGCCCGCGGCCGGACGGTCACGTCCACGGAGGTCTTGCACAAAATTTTTTATTTTTTTAAAAAATCCATTACCATGCCGCCATGGGCATACATTCGTTACCGCTGACGGTTCGCAAACTTGAGGCCACGGAGTCGCGCCTACAGGCCATCTACGACGCAGCTAAGCTCGGACTGAAGGGCGACACACTGGCGTTAGCTGCAGGCATGTTGCCGCAGGAGTACCGGCACCTCTGCGAGATGGATCCGGTGGCGACGATGGCTGAGCAGAAGGGGCGCGCTGACGGCGAGTTGGAGGCGTCTGCGCTGCTGCACGACGCCGCCCGTAATGGTGACGCCAAGGCGGCGTTAGCGATCCTGCAGCACGCCCACGGTTGGACGGCGCGTCAGGAGATCAGCGTCGACGTCACGAACAAGATCAGTATCACCCAGGCGCTGCAACAGGCGCAGTCCCGCGTCATCGACGGGCTGATCACGGAACAGAAACCGGAGTATCTGGAACATGCCACAGAACGCTCTCGCGCCCACGCCGGTTAACGTACTGCGACAAGCAGTCGGCGCTGACGCGTACACCGCACCCACCACGCCGCTACAAACCTTTTCGCCGCGCCCTGGCGTAACCTTTGTCGGACAAGTGCATGGTGAGCCCATGACACTGCCTGCTCGCATCAAAGCAGAAGCTGCGCAACACGGCGCGTACTACGAAGGCACGGGCGGCGACAAGCTGCCGGGCGTAGCGTACAAAGGGTCGTGGGACGACGCAGCCGCTAAAGCAGTCAAAGGGTACCCGTCAGAATTTCTGTTTACGCTGTTTACCAACACGGACGTAAACAAGCAAAAAGACGTGCTGCCTAGCGACAAGACGATATTTGACAGCATCTTGGAAAACCAAGACAAGTTTGGGTATTTCAAAGACCGCAAGTTTGACAGCAAAACCTTGGCGACTTTTCTGCAAAACATGGGGCCGGAGTTTTTGCAAGAAGCCCAACGCCCGGCGTCAAAAGAAAACGTAGCGGCGTTCTTAGACCGGGGTGAGCGAGAGATGTGGGATGCTGACGACACGCCCGCACGTCAGATGGCCAACAAAGCTAACGAACACCGCCAACGCTGGCTGCTGTCGCAGCCTAAAGGCGTGTACTTTATAGGCTCCGACCACCTGCAAGACTTGAAGCGACTGCAAGGTAAATAATGGCCCAGCAACCCATTTATGACGCCGAGGGCGAGCAGCTCTTAATGACACGACTGTGGGCGCCACAGCTCGCAGATGACCCCGAGGCGTTCGTGCTGTTCGCCTTTCCGTGGGGGCAACCCAACACACCGCTCGCTAAGTTCAAAGGCCCGCGCACCTGGCAGCGCAAGATACTGCGCAGGATCGCCACGCACATCAAGACGAACAAAGGGCAGGTCGACATGGACGCCCTGCGCACCGCAGTCGCGTCCGGTCGAGGCATCGGTAAGTCCGCCCTCGTTAGCTGGCTCGTCTTGTGGATGCTGTCGACCCGCATCGGGTCGAGTGTGATCGTCTCCGCCAACTCAGAAGCCCAGCTCCGGTCGGTTACATGGGGTGAGTTGACTAAGTGGCAAGCGATGATCATCAACAGCCACTGGTGGGAGATCAGCGCAACAAAGCTAATCCCAGCGAAGTGGCTGACCGAGCTGGTCGAGCGCGACTTGAAGAAAGGTACGCGCTACTGGGCAGCCGAGGGTAAGCTGTGGTCGGAAGAGAACCCGGACAGCTACGCGGGTGTCCACAACCACGACGGCATGATGCTGATCTTCGACGAAGCGTCAGGTATCCCGGACGCCATCTGGTCGGTCGGTGCGGGCTTCTTTACCGAACCGATCCTAGACCGGTACTGGTTCGCGTTCTCTAACCCGCGGCGTAATCAAGGCTACTTCTACGAGTGTTTCCACGCCAAGCGTAACTTCTGGCACACGGAGAACATTGACTCCCGAACGGTCGAGGACACGGACAAGCAAATCTATGAGCAGATCATTGCGGAATATGGCGAGGATTCGCCACAGGCTCGGGTTGAAGTCTACGGTGAATTCCCTTCGGCTGGCGAAGATCAGTTTATTGGTGCGTCTGCTGTCGACGATGCCGCCAGTCGGCCACGTTACAAGGACGCGACGGCGCCAATTGTTATCGGCGTTGACCCAGCTCGAGGCGGCGCGGACGCAACGGTGATCGTGGTCAGGCAAGGCCGCGACCTGATCGCGATCAAGCGGTACCACGGCGAGGATACGATGACGACCGTGGGGCGGGTGATCGATGCGATTGAGGAGTACCGGCCAGCGCTGACGGTGATCGACGAAGGTGGTCTGGGCTACGGCATACTTGACAGGTTGAAGGAACAGCGATACAAGGTTCGCGGAGTGAACTTCGGATGGAAGTCCAGCAAACCGGTCATGTGGGGCAACAAGCGCGCCGAGATGTGGGGGCTGATGAAGGAGTGGCTGAAGACAGCCAGCATCCCGAACGATCGGCAACTGAAGGCGGACTTGACAGGCCCGATGAAAAAGCCTGACTCGTCGGGGACGATCTATCTGGAAGGCAAGAAAGAGATGAAGTCGCGCGGACTGGCCTCACCAGACGCGGCGGATGCACTAGCGGTGACGTTCGCGTTCCCGGTAGCTAGCCGTGAATCAGGGGTAGAACGTGCAACACGACGCAGCGACGGCTACATGCCGCGCGTAGCAGCCGCAACCGGCTGGATGGGGGCGTGATGGCAACGAAAAAAGGCGTGTCGTTGAGTGTTGGCCGGGGCGAGAAGCTGCCGGTCAGCAAGGGCGCGGGGCTGACCGCCAAGGGGCGAGCGAAGTACAACGCAGCAACCGGCTCGAACCTAAAGGCACCGGCACCGAACCCGCAAACAAAAGCGGATGAAGGGCGTAAAAAATCGTTCTGCGCCCGCATGGGAGCGGTTGCCGCCAAGGCGAAAGACGGCGAACGCGCGAAAGCGTCACTTAAACGATGGAAGTGCTGACTATGGCGACGAAACCAGGGTTGTACGAAAATATCCACCGAAAACGCGAGCGCATCAAGGCCGGTTCTGGCGAAAAGATGAGGAAACCCGGCTCGCCCGGCGCCCCGACCGCGAAAGATTTCAAGCAGTCTGCGAAAACGGCCAAAAAGGGGAAGTAAAATGCCACTCGTTAAGTCGAAATCGGAAAAGGCGTTCAAGCAAAACGTGCGCACTGAGGCAAAAACGAAGCCCATCAAGCAGGCTCTAGCAATTGCGTACGCTACCAAGCGCGCAGCCGCCAAACCAGCGAAAAAGATGAAGTAAATGGACTATACCGGCATAAATAAGGCAGCAAAAGTCGCGGATGTGGGCGGAAATCCGCCGCCTGACGACATCAAAAAAGACACGCAAGACGTCTTGGCGACCATGCGAAAGCGCCTGCAAATGGCGCTATCCGCCATGTCGGAGACGCGGGAAGATGAGCTAGACGACCTGCGGTTCTATGCCGGTTCGCCCGACAACCATTGGCAGTGGCCCGCCGACGTGCTGGCAACCCGTGGTGCAGTGCAAGGCCAGACGATCAACGCGCGGCCAACGCTGACCATCAACAAGCTGCCGCAACACGTGCGGCAGGTGACGAATGATCAAAGACAAAACCGTCCAAGCGGCAAAGTTATTCCTGCTGACGACAACGCCGACCCGGAAGTCGCCGAAATCTACAACGGCATGGTCAGGCACATCGAGTACATCTCTGACGCCGACGTCGCCTACGACACCGCCTGCGAAAACCAAGTCGCCTACGGCGAAGGTTACATCCGCATCCTGACGGAATACTGCGACGACGACACGTTCGACCAAGACATCAAGATCGCGCGTGTGCGCAACTCGTTCTCGGTCTACATGGATCCGACCATCCAAGACCCATGCGGTGCGGATGCCAAGTGGTGCTTCATCACCGAAGACCTGCAGCGCGCCGAGTACGAGCGCCTGTTCCCAGACGCCAGCCCGCTGTCAACCTTGCAAGTGCAAGGCGTGGGCGACCAGTCGATTTCGGTCTGGATCAACCAAGACACCGTGCGGATCGCTGAGTATTACTACATTGAGTACGACAATGCGACGCTAAACCTGTACCCCGGCAACATGACGGCGTTCGAAGGTTCGCCCGAGGCCAAGCAAATGAAGCAGATGGGTATCAAGCCTATCCGCACCCGTCCGGTACATGCCAAGCGGGTCAAATGGTGTAAGACCAACGGCTACGAGATGCTGGAGGAGCGTGACTGGGTCGGCAAGTGGATCCCGGTCGTGCGTGTGATTGGCAACGAGTTCGAGGTCGACGGTAAGAGTTACATCTCAGGTCTGGTGCGTAACGCGAAAGACGCGCAGCGCATGTACAACTACTGGACGAGCCAAGAAGCTGAGATGCTGGCCTTGGCACCGAAAGCACCGTTTATCGGCTACGGTGGCCAGTTCGAAGGCTACGAGATGCAGTGGAAGACGGCCAACACGCAGAACTGGCCGTATCTAGAGGTCAACCCAGACGTAACAGACGGCTCCGGCGCTGTGTTGCCGCTACCGCAACGGGCGGCCCCACCGCTGCCACAGACCGGCCTGATTCAGGCCAAGATGGGTGCGTCGGACGATATCAAGTCGACCACAGGGCAGTACGACACCAGTCTGGGAGCGACATCGAATGAGCGATCGGGCAAGGCAATTATGGCGCGTGAGCGTCAGTCTGATACTGGCACTTATCATTACGTGGACAATCTGGCGCGGGCTATTCGGCACGTTACCCGTCAAATTGTTGACATAATCCCAAAGATTTACGACACCCAGCGTGTGGCTCGCATCATTGGTGTGGATGGCGACACGCAGATGGTCAAGCTCGATCCGACCCAGCCAATGCCGGTCAAGAAGATCGTTGATCAGAACAACATCGAGATCGACAAGATTTACAACCCCGGCGTCGGTAAGTACGACGTCGTGGTAACCACCGGCCCGTCCTACATGACCAAGCGTCAGGAGGCACTGGACGCGATGGGCATGATCCTGCAATCCAACCCGCAGCTCTGGCAAGTCGCAGGCGACCTGTTTATCAAGAACATGGACTGGCCAGGCGCGCAGGAGATGGCACAACGCTTTGCTCGCGTCATCGATCCAAAGGTGCTGGGCGACGGTTCGGACGACTCGCCCGAGATGCAGATGGCCAAGCAGCAGATCGAGGCGATGGGCCAAGAGATGGATCAGCTCCAACAAATGCTGCAGAACGTCGGCAAGTCGATCGAGGTGCAGGACTTGGAGCGCAAGAACTTCGAAGCCGAGATCAAGGCGTACCAAGCAGAAACGCAACGCCTGTCCGCCGTGTCTGGCGCTATGACACCGGATCAGGTGCAAGACGTCGTCATGCAAACGCTGCGCGACGTCATGAGCGCAGGCGACTTGGCGATGAGCGAGGGTGGCCTAGAACTGCCGGGCGAGATGCCGATGCAGGAAATGCCGCCGGAAATGCAACAAATGCCGCCGGAAATGGGTATGATGCCGCCTGAAATGGCAGAAATGCCGCCCGAGGAGCCAAGAGTATGAACTGCGCCAATTTTGTAGGCATTCTGTTTTTAGGCCGGGATGTCGCCCATTCGGTGCATCTGAACACCCGCAGCTACGCCAAACACGTCGCTTTGAACACGTTTTACGACGAGATTGTCGACCTAGCGGACAAGTTTGCCGAAGCCTACCAAGGCCGTCACGGTCTGATTGGCGCTATTTCGCTGCAGTCGACCAAGAAGCCTGGCAACATCGTTGAGTTCTTGCAAGATCAGCTCGAAGAAATTGAGTCGATGCGCTACAAGGTGGTCGATAAGTCGGACACTCCGCTGCAGAACATCATCGATGAGATCGTTGGGCTGTACCTGTCAACCCTATACAAATTGAAGTTTCTTGCTTGAGGTAAATCATGGCAAATTACACCTATATCACCGCGTCGACCAACATCAAACCGATGGCGGGTAAGTTGAAAGGCATCTTTGTCAGTGCTGCCTCCAGCACCCCGACTATCGCCGTCTATGATTCGGCTGCCGCCACGACGACTGACGTCATTCTGGATACGTTTACCCCCGCCGGTGCAACATCGTACATGTTGCCCTTGGATGGCGCATATGCAAAAAATGGCATTTATGTGGCAATCGGTGGTACAGTAAAAGCAACAGTGATTTACGAATAAATTCGCAGTACCCGTACTGGCACGGCAAGCCAGGGATTCTCAAGGGAATCGACAATGTCTGATGAAGTACAAAATGAACTAGCGGCAGTGCCCGCGCCGGAACCGGAACTAACGGCAGTACCGGAACCCGAAGTAACAGCGCCGGAAACTGAAGAGCCAAAACCAGCCAAGACCTTCACACAAGAAGAGTTAGACGCTGCGATTGGCAAGCGGCTTGCAAGAGAACAGCGTAAGTGGGAAAGAGAACAAGCTCGGCGACAGCAGGAAACTGCACCGCCCGCGCCAGCTCCTTCGTTAGAGCAATTTGAGTCGGTTGATCAGTACGCGGAAGCGTTAGCTGCTCAAAAGGCAGAAGAGTTGCTTGCTAAGCGAGAAGCTGACCGCGCTCGCATGGAAACGCTCGAGGCTTACCACGACCGTGAGGAAGAGGCCAGAGGCAAGTACGAGGACTTTGAACAAGTCGCGTACAACCCGAACCTACCGATCACGACCGTGATGGCTGAGACAATCCAAGCGTCGGATGTTGGGCCAGACTTAGCGTATTACCTTGGCACCAACCCGAAAGAAGCTGATCGTATTTCTCGTCTGTCGCCGTATATGCAAGCCAAAGAGATTGGCAAGATTGAAGCTAAGTTAAGCGACAATCCGCCGGTCAAGAAAACGACAAGCGCCCCACCGCCGATCGCGCCCATTAGTGGCCGTGGCACTGGAGCACCGGCTTACGATACGACCGACCCACGTTCTATCAAGAACATGTCGACGTCAGAATGGATCGAAGCGGAGCGCCAGCGTCAGATTCGGAAGTTGGAAGCTCAACGTAACCGCTAATTTTTTAAGGACTATCATGGCAAACTCGATTCTTACTATCGACATGATCACCCGCAAGGCGCTCGAAATCCTCGAGAACAACCTGGTGATCACTCGTAACGTCAATCGTCAATACGACGATTCTTTCGCCGTTGAAGGCGCTAAAATCGGTTCGACTCTGCGTATTCGTTTACCAGATCGCGCTTTGGTAACTGACGGTGCCGCTCTGCAAGTGCAGGACGACAACGAACAGTTCACCACCCTGACTGTTGCTTCGCAGAAGCACATCGGTGTTAACTTCACCTCCGCCGAACTCACCATGCAGTTGGATGACTTCGCAGAGCGTGTTCTGAAGCCTCGTATTTCGCAGTTGGCATCCAGCATCGACGCTGACGTTGCTAACGCATACAAGGGCGTGTTCAACTCGGTTGGTACCCCTGGCACCACCCCATCGACTTCGCTCGTTCTGCTGCAAGCTCAGCAGAAGCTGAACGAAAACGCTGCTGTGATGGCACCACGCTACGCAACCGTTAACCCAGCTGCTAACGCTGGTCTGGTTGAAGGCATGAAAGGTCTGTTCAACCCGACCGACACCATCAGCCGCCAGTTCAAGAACGGCATGATGGGCATGGGCGTGTTGGGCTTCGACGAAGTCAACATGTCTCAGTCGATCAAGCAGCACACCAACGGCGATTGGGGCACTTCCATCACCGTGACTTCGACCGTCACTACCGAAGGTCAGTCGACTCTGCCAATTAGCTTCACTGGCTCGTCGAAGACTTGGAACGTGGGCGACGTGTTTACCATCGCTGGCGTGTTCGCAGTTAACCCACAGACTCGTGAGTCCACCGGCTCGCTGCAGCAGTTCACCGTGACTGCCGCTGCAACTGGTAGCTCTACTGCGACTTTGTCGATCAGCCCTGCGCTGTTCTCCGCAAGCCAAGCACTGGCCACCGTTACTTCGTTGCCTGCAGCAAGCGCTGTAGTAACCATGCTGGGTAACGCAAATGGTCAGTACGCTCAGAACTTGGTCTACCACAAGGATGCGATCACTTTCGCAACCGCCGACCTGCTGATGCCACAAGGCGTGGACATGGCTTCTCGCCAAGTTCACAACGGTATTTCGATGCGTATTGTTCGTCAGTACGACATCAACAACGACCGTCTGCCTTGCCGTATCGACGTTCTGTACGGCTACAGCACAATCCGTCCGCAAATGGCTTGCCGCCTCTGGGGCTAAGCACTGGTGGGGGCTTCGGCCCCCATTGACGACTCTATTTGAAAGGAAATTATCATGGCACTTCCTAACGGCGCAGGCGGCTATCAGATTGGTGATGGCAACCTTAACGAAACCATTTTTCAAGTTATCCCCGTTCCTGCTACTGCAACTGCAACTGCAACACTGACTGCAGATCAGATTCTGAACGGCATTCTGCTGGGTAGCCCCGGCACATCGGCTGCCAGCTACACGCTGCCAACCGTAGCTGCTCTCGAGGCTGCACTGCCTAACTCCGATAAGCCAGGCGTTTCGTTTGACTTTTCTGTTGTCAACGTCGACGGTTCTAGCTCGGGCGTTATCACACTGGTGACCAACACCGGTTGGACGCTCGTAGGTTTGATGACTGTTGTTGCGACTGCAGGCACAGCCCAAATCTTCCGCGCTCGTAAGAGCGGCGTGGGTACTTGGACTCTGTATCGCATCGGCTAAAAACTCTGGGGGCTTCGGCCCCCGTTTCTAAAGGAACCACCATGTCATCCAATACCAAACCGATCGGCGTGGCCTACGAAGATCAGAACATCATCGGGTCTGACTCGGTGATGTCTGGTGGCGAGTTGGGCTACACCGCAGAAGCAAGCGGCACCGTAACTCAAGCAACTAGCAAATCGACTGGCGTGACCTTGAACAAGTCTGCTGGTCAAATTACTATGAACGACGCCGCTTTGGCTAACGCCACAAACGTCTCGTTTACGTTGACTAACAGCACTATCAGCGCTAAAGACATTGTGGTCTTGAGCGTTGCAGCCGGTGCTACTGCTGGTGCGTACAACTGCTGGATTTCTGGCAAATCTACCGGAAGCTGCACAATCACATTGCGCAACCTTTCCGGCGGTTCATTGTCTGAGGCGGTTGTCATTAACTTTGCAGTAATTCACGTACTGTAAAACCACGGGGCTTCGGCCCCGTCTACCCTATGCCTATTATTTATCTACAGCACCCCGTTCACGGCTTCAAAATCGCCAACATGGAAATGGAGGCTGAATTTGATGAACAAAACGGCTGGGAACGCTATAATCCCGACACGCCTTCGACTCCCGAAGTAGCGGCGCCAGCCAACGCGCTGGATGTCAAACGTCGTCGTAGCCGCCCGCCTGTAGAGGTAGCAGCGGCAGAATAAGGAGCTTGAATGGCAACCGCCTTTGACCAGATTAAGGCAGCGCTTCGGCTGATTGGCCAACTGGCTGAAGGTGAAGAGCCATCACCGCAGGCTGCTCAAGATGCGCTAAACGCCATGAATCAGATGATTGATTCGTGGAATACCGAGCGTCTGGCTGTGTTTTGTACTGAAGATCAGGTGTTCAACTGGCCGCCGGATCTAATTACCCGCACCCTTGGCCCGACTGGCGACTTTGTCGGCAATCGTCCTATTCTGATTGACGATGCAACGTATTTCCGTGATCCGCAGACCAACGTGTCTTACGGCATTAAGCTGATCAACCAGCAGCAGTACAACGGCATTGCGGTCAAGACGGTCACCAGCACCTACCCGCAGGTTATGTTTGTGAACAACACGTTCCCAGACATCACCATGACCATCTACCCCAAGCCAACGCGCGTGCTGGAGTGGCATTTTGTGTCGGTGCAGCAGCTAACCAAACCGGCAACGCTTAACACCGCGCTGTCGTTTCCGCCGGGCTATCTGCGTGCGTTCAAGTACAACCTAGCAATGGAAATCGCCAACGAGTTTGGTGTTGAGCCCATGCCGCAGGTTACTCGGATTGCGATGACGTCTAAGCGTAATCTGAAGCGCATCAACAACCCAGACGACGTGATGTCGATGCCTTACTCGCTGGTCGCTACTCGCCAGCGGTTCAACATCTACGCGGGTAACTACTAAGCCGTGAAGACGCCTATCCTCGGTCAAGCCTACGTGGCTCGCAGCCTTAACGCTGCGGACGCGCGGATGATCAACTTGTTTCCCGAGACGGTGCCTGCGCCTGACGGCAAAGAGCCTGCGTTCTTAAACCGTGCCCCAGGCTTGCGTAGGCTGGGGGTGGTGGGCACTGGCCCTATCCGTGGCTTGTGGTCGTACGGCAATTACATGTACGCCGTCTCCGGCACTAAGTTTTACCGTATTGACAGCAACTGGGCAGCCGTTCCGCTAGGCAATGTCAGCGGCACGGGGCCAGTGTCGATGGTCGACAACGGCACGCAGCTCTTCATTGCGGCTAACCCCGACGGCTACATCTACGACGCAGCTACTGAGGAATACGCCGAGATTACCGACGTGGACTTCCCCGGCGCGGTGACTGTCGGCTATCTAGACGGCTACTTTATCTTCCAAGAGCCTAACTCGCAGAAGTTCTGGACGTCTGAGCTGCTTGACGGCACCCAGATTGACCCGCTGTCGTTCGCTAGTGCTGAAGGTATGCCCGACAACTTGGTGTCGCTGTTTGTCGACCACCGCGAGGTATGGCTGTTCGGCACTCAGTCGGTTGAGGTCTGGTACAACGCAGGCGACACGCCGTTTCCGCTGGCTCGTATCCAGGGTGCGGTCAATGAGATTGGCTGCGCGGCGACCTTCTCAGTGGCTAAGATGGACAACTCGCTGTTCTGGTTAGGGTCTGACGCCCGTGGCCAAGGCGTGGTGTTTCGTGCCAACGGCTACACCGGCCAGCGCATCTCGACCCATGCGGTTGAGTACGCTATCCAAAGTTACGGCACCATCTCTGACGCGATCGCGTTTACCTACCAGCAAGATGGCCATGCTTTTTACGTGCTGAGCTTTCCGACCGCCCAAAAAACATGGGTGTTTGATGTAGCTACCGCCGCATGGCATGAGCGCGCTGGCTTTGCCAACGGCGAGTTTATTCGCCACCGTGCCAACTGCCAGACGTTCTTCAATAACGAGGTAGTGGTCGGCGACTTCCAGACGGGCAAAATTTACGCGTACGACCTTGACGTGTTTGCTGACGACACGCTGCCCCAGAAGTGGCTGCGGTCATGGCGGGCGCTGCCGCAAGGGCAGAACAACCTAAAGCGTACCGCCCAGCACGCGCTGCAGCTCGACTGCGAGTCGGGCGTTGGGCTGGTCACTGGCCAAGGGTCTGACCCGCAGGTCATGCTGCGCTGGTCGGACGATGGCGGTCACACCTGGTCAAACGAACATTGGGCTGGTATCGGCAAGATGGGTGAGTATGGCTTCCGTGCCTTCTGGCGGCGGCTGGGCATGACTAACAAGCTGCGCGACCGCGTCTACGAGGTGTCTGGCACCGACCCCGTCAAGATCGCCATTATGGGTGCCGAACTCGCTTTGTCCGGCACCAATGCCTAACGCAGATAACGAGCCGCAGATACCCAAGAACCAGTCGCCGATCACCGATGATCGGACAGGGATGGTGTCGCGGGATTGGTATCGGTTTTTCTTAAACCTACTTAACAAAGCCAATCAAGGCGGTGGTGGCGGTACCGGCACAGTCACGTCGGTTAATGTGTCGGGCGGCACCACGGGGTTAACGACCTCTGGCGGGCCGGTGACCACCTCCGGCACCATCACGCTCGCGGGCACCTTAGATGTCGATAACGGCGGCACGGGAGCTACCACAGCAGCCAACGCCCGCACGAACTTGAGCGTGCCGAGTACGACAGGATCAGGCGCGTCTGGTACGTGGGGCATCGACATCACCGGCAATGCGGCTAACGTCACCGGTACGGTAGCAATTGCCAACGGCGGCACCGGCCAGACTTCGGCAGCGGCGGCCATTACAGCTTTGACAGGCACGCAGAC